TCGGCCTGTGTTCATCACGGACAACGGTGGGTCCAAGAACGGTTCCTACCCCGTCAGGATGGGCCTTGTTGGGATGAGTGTGGTGGTGGACGTACCCACCCAGCGGGAGCTTTCAGAGGGTGCTGTGAGCCTTTTGTGGGCTGGGCGGCAGGTTGAGGATCTGGAAACCGCCATCGATATGGCTGGGAGTGGCCCGGCTCGGGTGGCAATGGAGACCAGCCTTAAGAAGATCTCGGTCGATTTTGGTATCGCCAGTCGGGTGATGTCCCTTTGTGCTATCGTCAAACGGGTCGGGGATCAGGCCGGGGTGACCCCGGAGCAGCGGGTGGTACCCACGGGTGTCCCCTACGACAAGGTGTTGGGCAGCGTACTTCGGAGTGCCAGCCCCAACGACATCATGGTGAACCATTGTTTCGCTGCCTCCGCAGCATCTCACGAGCCCCCTACGTTTGGCGGTGTCCTCCATGCGATGTCCCCGGACACCTACGGGTCCACCGGGATGAATATCCGTCGTTCCTCTGTGAGGGGTTCGTCCATTGGTGCCTCCACGAAGGGATCTTCTGGCACTTGGGCAGATAGTTCTGGCACCTGGGCGGATAGTTCTGGCACCTGGGCGGATGATGTGGGAGTCGCCACTACGGGGGACAAGGACTACGGCTCGGACGGTTTGGGAGTGGAACTGCTCTTCGATCAGGATCCGGGTGAGACTACCCCTTCGGTGAACACCTTGGGCCAGTCCCCTGTTGTATCCAGTACCCTGGGTGCCATTGTGCAGCATATGACCCTGCTGGCCCAGATCCAGTCCGATGGTGGATTGCCTGGGGCAACCCACGAGATCAGGGTGGCCAAGACTTTGCTCCTGGCACTCAAGTTGCTCCAGACTACGGTGCTGACGCAGACGAGCATGTATAAGGCGCACCTCACCCGGATGGCTGATTTCCTGGAGGCGGTGGGGTCGATTTACGACTTCCTGCCCCCTCTGGCCAAGAGGCTCAGGGCTGCATCTTCCCAGGTGCCGGGGGAGTGGGTACCGCAGGGTAACCTGGACGGTGCGGCGGCTCAGGCCACTATCGCTTCCGTCCAGATGGCCTTCCTTTCCAGGTGACTCTTAGGGGGCCTTTCCGGTAAAGTGATTTAATGGAGGTGCCCCATGCCCGAGTGTCCGCCTCTACCACGAAACAGTCTCTGATCCTCCTTTAGGCCAGCCGCAGACCCTCATCGTTTTTCCGGTTATATTAGACTCTGAGTGAGGACGGATACCGTCTTACGACCTCGTGTGTAACGGGAGGAGCGCATGGCTGCTAACAACATGGACAACAACCCCTCTAACGGTGTGGGTGGGTCGTCGTACCTGTACGATTTCGGAACCAGCCCCAACACCCGGACGGCGGTGTCTCAGAAGGTGCGTATCCTGACACCGCACTATGGGAACAACGCTGCGATGCACCAGATGGGTGTGATCAGTTCGTTCAACCCCACGGAGAGCCGGACGATTGAGCCGGTTCGTGGTGTGGGGTTCGGGGACAAGATCGCAGAGTTGGTCCCGTCCGTCACGGAACCGATGACGGGTTCCTTCGAACGAGCCCTTCTGTACCTCTGTAATCTTTGGCAGGCTTCCGGGTATGCTGGCGGCGTGGACGGTCCCGTCCGTAGCCTCTCGCATCACAAGTGGCCGTTCGACATCGAGCAGCAGCTTGTGTTCTCAACCCTGGCGGACATCGATATGGGTGCGCCCAACGTCGGTACACAGGGGAAGAGTGGTCAGTTCGACGGTGGTGTGAAGCGGACCCAGTTCCCTCAGGTCACATCCGATGGTTCCGTGAGTCCCGGATTGGATCCCAGCCAGAGAGGCCATTCCGCTGTCATCACCATCTACGAGGCGTGCTGGTTCACGTCCTGGTCTGCTACCTTCGCTAAGGACTCCGGGATGATTATGGAGACCGGCGACGTGACCATCTCTGATGTTCACGACTTCGCCTCCGTGTACGGTGAGTTCCTGGCCACGGGTAACGACCCCACCATCGGTCAGCTTGGGTCCATCCGTTTCGCTGAGTCCTCAGAGGGCTACACGATTGCCCAGGCGGGCGGCAACATCGGTGGCGGTGACACTGCGTCCGCCTACGATCTGAACCTGGATATCTAGTGTCTCCGCCCGTGTGAGCACGGGTTGGTATGATGAGATGAGGAAACAGTCCCTGGCGGCCTAAACAAAGCCGATGGACAGATGTGGATGCTCCTGTTGTGCTTTTTTCCCCTCCCTCGGGAGGTGGTCAGATTGAGATGGGTTCAAATGTCCACGGATGTTTCATTGTGTGCTGTCAATGGCCTACCACCTGCTGTTTCCCCTTAAGGACTACGCCCTTTGACGGGCGAATTGACGTGAGGGAAATATGCAGATCTCTTTTGAAGCCTTAGAGAAAGCTCTAGCTCCTATCAAGGACATCGGACAGGGGGAACTGACTTTCCCGGTTGGAGGTGTGGACATCACTCTCCAGGTGCTAACACCTGAACAGGAGGTCGACGTCCAGAGGTATGCTGGTGAGGCTATCCAAGGGGATGAAGACGAGAACATCTCGACCACTGCTGACTACCTGGAGCGATTCAAGGTCGCAGTTCTTTCCCACGCCATCATTGCCGTTGGGGACCAGGATCTCCGGGACGTGGATGTCGTAGAGACGGATGAGAAGCTTCCTAATGGCCAGTCCGTCAAACTTCCCAAAGTCCAGGCTTTGCGAAAAATGCTTCTTCAGTGGACTGGAACAGTTCGGATTAGTATTTTTCGTAAGTATGGTGAGTTGCTGGAAAAGGTGGAGCGCCGAGCCGAGTCGGCCATTACCTTTGAGCCTGCGGATTTGGGTACGGAGATAGAGAGGGTCGAGCAACGTCTGAAGACACTTCAGGAGGAGAAGAAAAAGCAGGGCAAGGATGCGGAGGACGGGGTTTCCTCTCAGGTTGCCAAGCTGGCCAAATCCTTGGCTCGTCAGGGGGTGCAGGATCAAGCCGAGTATAGGGAACATGTAGACCAGGCAGCGGCGGCGAGAGTCGGCGTTACCTCTGAGGAAGGAGCGGAGGTCCCCCCTGAGGCCCCTGCACCGTCCGAGAGCCCCGTTCCCCGGCAGTCTATCCTCCCCCCCTCTGCGCCTCCCCCCGGCGCTGTGAAGCCTAACGTAGCAGTACCGCCCCCGGAACCCACTCCACCCCCGGAGACCGCTCCTGATGTTGCTCGGGCACCAGAGCCGTTGCCCGAGGAGGATTCCTTTGTGGATGCCGGAGATTCCGAGGCTATGGACGCAGCGGTGGATGCGGAGAACCGGCGTCTAATCGAAATCCGACGTCGGGCCATTGAGCAGCATCGGGCTGGGGAGGTACCGCAACAGCCCCATGGGATGCGACCACCTCCTCATCGGGCCGCACAGGATGTTCCGAGCACCGATTACAACCCGGAGGACTTTGACGATTCCCAACTGAAGGTGAGCAAGGCTCCGGACGGTGCGCCCGCTGTCCAGATGCAGCCTACGGAAGAACTGTCACAGACCAAAGGATCTCGGGGGGGACGTGTTCCTCTCAATCAAGCCGCAGCGCCCAAAGGTTCAGGGAATCCACGGTTCAAGCCCCCTCAGAAGTGATGAGAGTGGTGGATGAATGTCTCCCTCCCAAGGTCTACCCCGAAACAACGACTGCCTCTTTATGAGGACGTCGAAACGCTGATCTCCCCCGGTTTTCTAACCCACTCTGTTTCTGTTGGTTCAGTTAAGTTGGCTGTCCGGTCGTTAGGGCCAGGGGACTTGTTTCTTCTTCGTTCCCGTGTCGGGTATGGGTCAGACAACGAGTGGAAGATGTGGGCCTTGGCTTCGGCTGTGTGGGTGGTGAATGGTGCGGTGGTGTTGGGGGAGGCCAACGCTGCAACCGCTATCATTCCTGTTCTTCGTAACCTCCCCTCTGAGGCTATAGCAAAACTGTTTTCGGTGTTGCTGGGCTTGTTTGCCCGTCAGACGAAGGCTCTGCATGCAGTGGAGTCCTTTTGTTATGAGGGTTCTTCTCGTTACATTTGGAAGAGTTACGGGGGCCATCATCCCACAGCCCACTCGGGAATAGAGGGTGCCTCAACGCTGGGGTCCAACGGGGTCCAACGGATGTGGGCCTTTTTTAACTCCGTTGAAGATCAGCGCCTACGAGACGAAACGATGTGGGAAGGTTTCAAACTGACCACATCGGCTCAAGCTCCCAAGGGTGTCAAAAAAATCGATGAAAGGGACAAACGAACTCATCAACAAGAGCAGGATCGAAGGCAGGAACTACAGGACAGGTTTTACTATGAGACCTTGGGCCTTATAAAACCGAAGGGGGAAGAAACTGACGGTGACGCCCCTGTAGCCAAGCTGGGCAGTAAGTCCCCGGATGATCTGGCGGACGAGATGTACCGTTGGGTGGTGGGGGATGAGGACCAACACGATGCCATCGTCAACGCCTACAAGAAACAGGTCACAGAACGCTATGAACAGGAGAAAAGAGTCAGGGCAGAACGCAGGCGAGCTATACAGGAGAGGGAATTGGGTACAGGCTCTGAGGATTCGCCAATGGCTTTGGTGGGGTACACACCGGAACAACTGCAGGAGATTCTGAAGGGGCGTGGGGCTGGCGCTCCGGGGGTCAAACAGATCATGGACGAGGGTGGTTCCCGAGATTACCTTTATAATCGCTATCTAGAGAGGGATCCCGACTCGGGTGTGCTGAAGCCGGAAAGTGGACGGCTTGAACCGGCGGAGGGAAGGGATCTGACGGAAACCCTGGCCAATCGCAGGGTGCCGTTCACGACTGAGGAGACTGAAAGCTGATGGCACAAGCGAACGACACCGCCCTCAGAGTTATGATTGACCCTGACCTGAAGGGGTTGAAGCCGTTTAAGACCGGGTTGGTGAAGGTGGTTGCTGAGGCTACTACCACAATGACCAAAAACATGGCCACCAAGATCGCCACGGCAATGAAGGGGCAGTACAAGGAACTGGAGATGTCCGCTCGTAAGGTTGTGGCCATCGAAACGGCACTTAGGACCAAGAACTTCTCGGTGGAAAGGAAGGCCCGGCTTCAGCTTCAACTGGATGAGCACAAAGTCCGAACAGGACTGCTTGAAAAGAACTTCAAGAAGGAACTTCGGCAGGAGGGCCTCATCCAGAAGCGGCGCACCAAGTCGCTTGAGAAGGTCATGTCCTCCCAGGCGGTCACCAGGAAAGCGGGAGAGCTGGGGGAGAAATTTGGGACCGAGATCCAAAGTGCCTTCGAGGATCTGACGTCGAAGGATCTCTCTCGGATGATGAAAGGTCCGTTGACTCAGTTAGGTACCCTCACACAGAAGGCTGGTGAGGGAATGGTGAAGAAGGGCAAGGACGGTGGCGCTATGGGGGGGGTAGGCAAAATCCTCGCCCAGCTTGGTCCGGCTCTCATCGCCATCGGGAGTATCGCTGCGGGGTTCGCTGCCATAGTGGCTATCCTTCTGATGGTAGACTCCCATGCCAAGGAGTTGCACCACACTATTCTAGAGTCGGGGGTGGCGGCAGGGGAGTTGACGGGTAAGTTCGGGGAGTTAGACACACAACTTGGTCATGTCCGAGAAACCTTCACCTTAGCTTCCGACTTTAATCGGATCTGGGGCACCACAGCCAAGGACCACCTGGAGGTGTTGGGAGCCTACGCTGAGGCCGGTCTGACTTTCCGGGAGATCCGGGGCAACGTCAAAAACGTTCGGGAGGAGATGGAGAAGCTTCGGGACGCTACCCAATTGACCATGGTCTACTCCAAGCTATTCGGGCAGGGGACTCAGGTCATGGCGGGGAACATTGCTACCTGGATGGAGGAGTTGGGCGCTGATTTCAAAACGGTGCAGGAGGGGTTGAGCGCTATTCATATCGCAGCCCGAGACTCGGGTTTCGGGATTAAACGGTTCTACGGAATGGTGTTACAGGCCACCTCCGGCATGTCCATGTACAATGTCCGATTGAATGAAACTGCTGGGATGCTTATGACGCTCGGCAAAATCCTGGGTGCCTCCAAGGCTGGTGAGTATATCCAGGGCCTGACGAAGGGTTTCACTGACGAGTCGATGACGGATAGGATTGTTCGGGTGAAAACAACAGGTGCAAGAAAAACGCAGCAGATCATCGGTGGTTCTGCCGAGGACATTTCCCGAGATTTCATGGAGAAATTGATTAATCAGTCTGCAGCGGGTGGTGCTGAGGTTGCTGGTCTCCTTAAGGGGATTGGGGTCGATCTGGATCCCACAAATCTAGCCAAGATGTCTAAGGCCCACAGGGCAGCGGCGGCGGACGAATTGGTAGACAAACTCAGTAAAATGTCGGAGGACAAACTGACGGATTTGTTGACTGACGCTGCTTTGAGCGGGAATGAAGATCTGGTTCGGCAGTTGACTAATCTACAACAGGTTGCTGGGGGCGTAGGTGGTGATGAGTTTGCGATGGCCAAGGCCCTGGGGGGTTTAGACATAGGTGGCAAGCTGGCGATGACGTTGGCTCAAGGTCAGTCCTTCATTGGTAAACCCCTCCACGAGATGGGGCTAAAACAGCTCATCGCCTTTGAGAAGATGTCAGGGATTACTGGTGAGTCGCTTCAGCAGTTGATTCGGATTGACCGCACGATGCATGGCAACTGGGAAAAACTAGACAAGCAGGCAAAAGAGGGGCAGCAGCTTTCTAGAGACGATATGGAGGACCAGATCAAGGCATACGGTGCTGCTGTCAAGGATGGCGCTGTGTACTCAGCGCACTTGGCAGAGAATGGTACCATCCAATGGGGTGAGAAACTGGATAACATGGCGGATTACATCCAGGGCCAGGGTGACATTTTTGCCCAGGCGGCTAAGGATGGACTGGCCCCGGACATCCAATTGGCCCAGGACATTGCCCGCAACACCACTGAGATCGCTAAAGTCCTGGAGCAAGGTGTCGAATACTGGCTGGAGAAGATCCATCATGGTGTTGAGGACATCGTCAATTGGCTTGGCGGTGGAGATGATAAGGCCGTTCGTGGTGCCGTGTCTGATAAGATAAACAAGGAACTGGAGAAGAACCGGGACGAGCAAGGAGAGTTGTCAAAAAAGATTTCGAAGTGGCAGTCCGAAATCCCTACAGAAACTGCTGAGGGGAAGGATGCGTTGCGGGCCAAGATTGGTGCCGCCGAAATGACGCTTACCCGACAAAGGACAAAGGCTGCCGTCCTGGACAAGGATCTTCGAACGTTGTCTCGACAGACGTCACGAGGGCTTTTCACACCTGGCCGTACCGAAGAGGAGGTGAGGTCACAACTTCATTTGGGCGCTCCAGACGCAACACAGACACGAGCCATCCCTACCAGTGCCCGAAAGGCCGGAATGAAGGAAGCCTTGGCTGCGGCTGCGAAGGCTTCTGAGGTGGCCCAAGCAGCGAAGCCCTACCCAACAACTCGGGATGCTGCCGATGTAGCAGAGAGGCGACTCGACAAACGTACCCAGCTTGCTCAGTACTGGACAAAAAGGAAGATGACGGCGGAGACCGGTGGCGGAACTTTTGCCAAACCGGATACTTCGGAGGGGCAGACGATTGACGGCACGTATTATATGCCTTCGCAGATGGAGGAAGCTTGGGAGGATGTTCAAAAAGCGAACACCGAGGACATCATCTCCCAAATGGAAGCCGACACAGCGAAGCAGAACCAGACCCTCAAGGATCAAACGAGAGTGCTGGAGGTCGCTGATGACAAGTTCTTCACTAAGGGTTACGCCAAGTCCCGTGCCGCAGAACTGGCCACGGAGATTGTGAAGCAGGGCAGGGCTGACAAACGGAAAGAGCAAGTAGAAAACATCACCAGTTACCTGCGGCAGACAGGGATGAGTAAGACCTCGGCTGAGGGTGGAGCGGAGGCGCTCGTTAGTGGCAAGGGGGTGGGGTCGCAGGCAGGGCTGAAGGATCGAGCGGCACTGATCCTCCGAGACCTGGGCGATTCAGAATCTCTTTCCCCCGCTGCTGCTTTGCAGTTGAATGAGTGGCTGGACAAACCCAAGGCTGAGGACTTTGTCATGCAGGTGGGTCGGGGCGGCATCAAGTTTGCCCAGCGGGTGGACGCTAACGACGTGGGGGTCTTCTCGAAGCCTGGTGGGGCCTTGAGTCAAGCGGGTAAAGGCGGCGGTAAGGGGTCGAATACTTTCCATCTCTACGGTGAAGGTCCAGGGGTTCTGAGCATGATCACCAGGGCACAGGATGCGGGGCTGTTGAGTTAAGATGGCACTAGGTTCAGGCAAAACGAGTCCCATTTTCAGGTCGGCATTCAAGTCGGCACAGGATGAGTTTGACCCGAGCCTTGCCGTCCGGCCTTTTGTTTTTGACATCCTCGGCCCGGACATGGAGACCAGCATCCTACCCGAGAGCCTGAAGCTCCTCCTTCACGTCCCCCCTCAGTCCGTGGAGTTCAATTACGCCAAACAGATCGAGCGCATCCAGACCCGAGGGGGTTTCGTAGAGCAGCACTGGGGGGAGGGTGCCCGAACCATCAATTTCAACATGGTCACGGGTGGCTTCATGCGGGCTTACTCTGGGTTGTCCAACATCACAGGTGGCCCCGGAAGTTTTGACACCGGAGGCACCCGGCGGGAGACCATTGCCTACGACAAGTATCTAGACCTGTTGGCCCTGTTCCACAACAACGGAAGCATCTACGACGTTGCTGGTAAAATCGTGTTCCAGGGTATCATCAAGGTGACCTTCGACGGGGGTGTCCATCTGGGTTGGTTCTCTGCCTTTACTGTGTCAGAGGACGCTGCGGAACCATTCCAGTTTCAGCTTACGGCGAACTTCACGATTGACCGAGAGGTGCTACGCTTCCGGTCTCGTGTTCCCGGCCTGGTCGGGTAGGGGGGCGCATGCCTTTTGATGACCCATGGGCATTGGCTGATGAGCTAGAGCAACGAGACTACCAGGACACATTGGTCAAGCAGCGAAATGAGGCTTACAAGAAGGAACAGAAGGAGTTAGCGAAAAAGGGATGGGCGCTGGTAAAGGAGTGGTGGCAGGAAGATTCCGGGGTTTTCCATCATGAGGAATTCCCAGACAACTCACAGGCTCAGTCAATCCCTGGAAGCACTACTGCAAAGTCGGGATCAGGGTCTAAGCCAAAGGCACCGGCACCCCCACAGGCTCAGGTGTACGATCCGGCCAAGCCTGACGCCGCAGTTCCTGATGATCCTGGCCTTTCCACACAGGAGAACCTGGGTGCTCTCCAGCAGGACTATGAGGATCATTTAGGGGGCTTGGACCCTAGCGACCGCTTCGGCAGTACTGACCCTGGGGACAGGCTGAACCTGTACAATCGCAGCAGGGACGAACTGGTGGCCCAATCAGTAAAGACTCCGCCTGCACCCGCTGAGTTCCTGCCCCTTCAGGTCGGCCCCGAGGTGGGGATCGAGGTAGAGAACTCGTTGCTGCCCTCCCCCGAGGCGTCTCAGGCGCTTCTTCGTCAGTTGTCCCCCTTCATGTTCCAGGTGGAACCCCCGCTGCCTTTCGGTGAGGACGGTGGATTTCTGGCAAGACAGGGGAACAACATCAGCCTGGATGCCTTTGCCAATGCAATGTCGGGCTACAAGGGTTACGAGGCCGCTCGGACAGCGGTGGCTCAGTCTGCCTTGGCTGTAGGAGTCAACGGGAAGACTGGATCCCTCCAGGGTTTCATTCAGGCCAACTCCCAGAAGGAGCATCTGACCTGGGGGGAGGTCCAGCCCACCACAAGCCAAACGAACCTTGGAGAACCCGCCATCGCTGATATGCTGGCGGCGGTTGATATCGCCCGACAGGTTTCAGGGATCATGCAGATCCCACCGCTGGTGATGCTCATCAACCCTGCGTCTCTTTCTATGGATTACACGAAGATCCAACAGTTCCAGGAGCGGACCCGGTACGGGTTCGTATTCCATGCCTGGGGCGAGGAGCAGCCGACGCTTTCCATCTCGGCTCGTTGCGGTGCCTTTGTGTCCGGGGGCCGGGGGGTCCAGTACGCCAGCAAGCGGGACTCCCTTTCCTGGCAGAACCTGATGAACGCTTTTCACCTCTACAAGAGCAACGGGTATATCTATGACACCATTGGCAAGTCCAACGCCCACCATTTCGTTGGGGCCTTGTCGATTCATTATGACCAGTGGGTCTACTATGGACACATCGAGAGTTTCAACTGGACCTATGATGAGGGTAATGAGCTTGGTGGTGTGGAGTTTTCCATTGAATTCACCGTGTCGGCAATGGCGGATATGGCACAGCAGCCTTTCGTAGTCATGCCCATGAAGTCCCCGACGCTCAGTCCAAGTGATCCTCGGTACTATGGAGAAGCAAATCAGGCCCAGAACCAGCCAGGAAATTACTCGGTTGGGTTAGGTCCTGATGGGAAGCCTCGGGTGACAACTCAGGGACACATTGCCACCGGAGATGATTTCGGGGTTTTGGTGCCTGGTGGTTTGGAGTCCCCCTTGGAAAAAGGAACGGGGTTCACCAAGTCAGGAGGAGGCACTGGTGGGACTCCTGTGGGTTCCGGTGGTTTTGAGGACCCCAAAGTTAATGAACCCCTTGGGCAACGTATCGTGACGACAGAGGCCACGCAGTTTTCCGGGCCTTTTGGACTGAGGTAACGGATGGGCTTAATGCACAGACCTTATGTTGGCACCTGGAGGTTGGGCCAGCGCAAAGTTGTCCAGCACACACCTGATGCCCTCGTGTACATCAACGGGGACATCTCTCTTCCTGGTTGCCAGAAGTGCCATAGCGCAATCAACATCCAGCAGTTTGTGACATCGGTGTCAGTGGACGCTGGTTGTGACGCAGCGGGGGCGTCAGGTAACTTTACATTGAGCGTTCCGGTCCACCACATAGATTCGTTCGCTCGTGATGCCCAGTTCCTCCTGCACCCAGGGTTGGAGGTTCACATCTACATGCGGGGGTACTTCCCTGTGAAGGGGCTGTATTCCAATCTGGGAACAGCCATGAACAACCCCGAGATCACGTTTGAAGCCTCGGGTGAGTCTAACATCGACTACAGCAACACCACGTACAGCGGGCACATGGAGTCCACCCTGGGCGAGACACCGATCCTCATTCCTGGGGTGGACCTGAAAAAGAATGTCCAACTGGAGGCTTACGCAGCGCAGTTGGATCAACTGTGGGCCTTGGAGGGGCCTCAGACAATCCAAGATTTTCCTCGGGAACGGGTTCTCTACATTGCGATGGCAGCGTCCGAGGAAACGGGGGTTCCCCTAGAGTGGCTGCTGGGCAATCTGATGCGGGAGAGCAAAATCCTGCCAGCGGGTCGGAATCAAGAGAAGAAGGATTCGGAAACGGAACCGGACACTAACACGGCTTTCGGGTCCACTCAGGTTTTAAGTAAGTGGTTTGACAACTTTGCCGAAGATCCCCGGATCACTTGGGAACATTCCGATTTGATTGACCCCCGGTTGGCTACCTGGACGATGGCTTACACATACCAGAACGCCATGAAGGGCAAGGATTCTGACACGTTGACGGATCTGTGGGCTGGGGAGTTGTGGAGGGGGAAAAACGTCGGTCTTGATGGTTCCAATGCACCCGCAGAACAGCGTGCTAAAACTATTGGGGAGTTTAAGGATCACCTGGCATACTGGAAGGGCGAGGCAGCAGGGGTGACTACTGACGATTATGCACCGGGTTCTGAGCCGGTCTCAGCCCCTGTTGTGACACCCACACCGGGGTCCACCGTCAACCCCTCGGATGTGTCGTGGGGTGACTCTTTGGTGAACGAGGCCGGATTGTCCGGGGTTGAGCTTGAGAACATGTTGGCCTACCCCTACTACCACACCTTCCACGGGGTGGTGACGTCGGTGGCACACTCCTGGAGCGCTGGATCACAGAACATCACCATCCAGTGCGCCTCAATGCTCCATTTCTGGCAGTATCACCAGATGAGCACCAATGCTTCCCTCTTCGGGGCACGCCCTCAAAACTCTAAAGCCCGTGTGTCCATGGTTGGGCACAATTTCACGGGGATGCACCCCTACGAGATCATGTACACGCTGCACAATGACACCGCTGGGGCGGCTGGTGGTGTCGCCTATGCTTTGTCCAAGAAGACGAACCAGACTGCTCGTTCACCAATTACGGGGGAGAGCCTTTTCAGTTTGAACCTGAGATACTGGCAGCACCGTTTCAATCAGCGGGAAACGAAGCTCCGTCTCCACGGTGCTTCAGGGTCGTTGTTCAACTCGGCACAGGCCACCTTCCTGAGTCGTCTTAAGGGTTCAGAGCTTACCCGGTTACTGAAAAGTCGCTTCCAGGACAAGGGTACAAGTCGGTCGGGTGACATTTTTTCTGCTGCATTGACATTAGGGCTGCTGAGACCTTCTAGCGAGGACCGCCGGAAGCAGATGATTGAGGCCCTGAAGTTCGCACGATCGAACCCGAACAACCCTGATTCTCCTACTCCGTCATTCGAGTTGAACCTGGCCGAAATGATTGCTTTCGTGAACAACATCTCCCAATGGGGCCAGGTGCAGCTTTTCGAGAGCACCTACGAGTCCAAACTGGACATCGCACAGAAGGTGTGTGAGGTCACGGGGTTCGAGTTCTACCAGGATGTGGATGGGGACTTCGTCTTCAAGCCCCCAATGTACAATCTGGACACCTCCGGCAGTCGTGTGTACCGGCTGGAGGACATCGACATCATCTCCATCAACTTTGACGAGAAGGAACCCCAGGTCACCTA